GAACAGCAGGGGTCCCAAGGTGCATGATCCCGCGTACAGGGCCAGATCCAGGGATCGCCCCTATATCAGACCGGTAGGCATCAGAAGCAAGCGCCAGGTATTCCGCATGTAGTTTGTCATTGGCCGCCCCCTCTATCGCGCCAACGGCAGAGGCAACACCCTCTACAGACGCACTAACCTCCAGGTTTTCAGAGGAGCTGGAAAAGACACCGGTCAATTTAGTCATAACCAGGTAGTCTTGAGATCCGCCAGTAACGACGCCACCTACAACGATAACGCCTGTGGCCGCAGTAGTGGCGCCAGTAACAGTATCTCCGTCAGAGAATGAGCCTGATATCGTTACATTGAGGATGACATAAGTCGCAGCAGAGGGTTTCGTCTGCCCACTGAATCGCTCATAACCGGTAATGTCTTCATACCCGCTCGATACGGATATCTCAAAGTTGCTGGAATCGCGTACCGCACCTGGATGGACCTTCCAAAGCGGAGTTAGTTGATCAAGGCCTTCCTGGAAATCAAGATAGGACTGCTTGACCTTGGGCATAGACGGCAATCGCTGCCGTGCAGCCCTGACATTCGCCCCTCGCCTGCCTACTCTGGCTCGGACTACCATTATGCAAGTGAACTCCCAATACGGACTTTGGGACCCTGGTTGCGGATCAGGTTGGGCAATACCTGCGCTGTACCTTTGATCGATCGACGCTCTACATTGTCAGCCGCCTCATAGTCTGCGTAGTATTCCATCGCCTTGTACATGATCAACCGGTGATACTGGGTCGGCATCTCCGGCACGTCATCATCTGCAGCAAGTGTCTGTCCTGATTTGTAGTAGGTTCCGGTAAGCGTATAGATGTCATCGGGCGTTGGCCCAAGGCGAATCTTATCTTCCGGATCTACCGTGATATGGATCGGCCTGCTGGTCTGACTCTGCCTGGACCCAAACAGGTACAGGTACTCAAAATCATCCCATGGCGCCCAGGTCAGGATCGTCTGTCCGGAAACACCGGCAGATGTCAGGTAGATAATAGGTGGATTGCGGCGATCATCAAGATGCCACCGCTTGAATCGATCAATCGCAGTCGTGAGATCAACGTCCGTACAGGCGGTATAGGCATATTCACCTGTACCATCCACGGTCGGCATAGTGAACTTCTTGCGCATCCACCGCCAGTCCATGTCCTGCTGGATCTCTTTCCAGGCATCAATAACCCAGCTTACTATCCTGAGATATTCACCTGTTTGGCTGGTGACCGCTGTAGGACCACCGCCAGTGATCCCACACTCTCGAGCGGTGTCCTGGCATAGCGTTAGAAAGTCTGTCATACATCACGCCGCGTCGTTCATTACCCTCTCTAACCATTGTCCAGCTTTCGGGCTCTTGTCCGTCATCACTTGAAAGGGATATCGGGCCGCCCTGGACTCTGGGTTCTCAACTTCCAGTTCGTTCTGCGAGTTGCGTATCTCTATATTACCATACGTCGAAGTCTTGGCTCTAGCCATAACCTCCGCATAGCAACGAGGGATCCACTGACGGACACCCCTGGCAATGATCAAGCTGTTACCATTAACGCTCAATGTGAACGTATGGTCCGGATAGGTGGCCTGCGATCGCATGACCATGACTTCTATCTGCTCGTTATCGAACTTCATCTGCTCGGCTTTTTCCGTGAACTCAGCAGAATGAATAGATGTCATCCTGCTCGGAACCAACTGGGCATCATCTTCCGGACGTACATCCTGGAACTTGATGTCATGCAGATTCTCGTCGTAATCCTTGTCAGTCGACAATACACCGTCTTTGGTAATACTTGCGGGTCGGTTCATTGCATTGATCGAGTCCATAATGCCCTGGATGCCATCGTCTAGCTTGGTCTCCAGTGCATCGAACTTCTTGTCAGTCTCTGCATTCCGCGCTTCCGCATCGGCCGCCAGCGACTTCATCGACAAAGGTTTAGCTTTCTCTTCGTTCAGGTTTTCACCGTCTTCCATATCTTTCCCCTCAATGAATTAGTAGGGGGATTGCTCCCCCATTAGTAAGTCTTACCGATATCCCCATAGCTCAAGCAGGAATTTACCAGCAGTGAATACGTCAGCCGTATCCGCAGCCCCATTAACCAGGTACAGGAACTCGTCAGCCGCAGGCAAGGCAGTCAAATCATCCTCCGCCATCGCAGCCCATGCTCCGCCTTTCGTCAACAGTGCAGTCTCTGTCAAGGCAGCAATGCCGTCCTCAAACGCACCAGTGCCAACCGTCGCAGAATAGAGATCTATATCTGTAAGGCTGGATGGTAGTTCAAGACACTTCATTGAGCCGGCCAGAATAGTGCCGTTCTTGGCAGCAGTGATCTGTCCCAGGTTCGCATCTTCCGTCCCGATACCAATGATATCCAGGTCAGAAGTTGCAGATGAACAGCCAGTCAGGTCAATCAAGATGGTCGTCTTGATGATCCCGCCCTCTTCTGTGATAGAAGATCGGTAGATCGTTCCCGTACCGTCTGTAATGCCGTCGCCAGCGTACATCTTGTCGGATCCGATATTACTCACTGAGCCGTCAACCCATTTCTGCTTCATCTTGGCATTAGGGCCAAGTTGCATCAGTTCCGATATAAACGATCGTCGGACGCTTTGCGTAGTTTTCATAGTGTCCCCTCCAAAGGGAATCGGCCCTGCTAACTAAGCCAGGGCGTTGATGAATTTAAGACGCTTGTGGTCGATCAGGCAGTTGCCCAATGTTCACATACACATCCGTCACGTCAGTTGCTGCCCAGTTGCTTGAACCGAAGGTCCAGGCAGACGCACCGTTACCGGCCGTCAGGATGACATAAGAGAACGGACAGAAGTCGTCCGGCAAGCTGGGAAAGTCTGGACGCACAAGGACGTTATCCGCTGTGTCCGCCAGGTTCTCGATGCTTCCCTGCGTTACAGCAACAGCACCAGCTAAGGTAGTACCGAAGACGTAAACACAGATCGTACCAACACTGCGGCCTGTATCAGCACCACCACCCTGCGCCACAAACGCGGATCCAGTCCTGGCATCGGTTGTAGGCGTAGCAGTGTTGGTCTGAGCAGCAAGCGCAGTGATGAACTTACCGTTAATAATGCCAGCAGTAGCGACATCTGTCGTGTAGGTGCTGGTCGTACCCGCAGACAACGTGACGCTTACAGTGCCAAGAGTGGCTGGACTTTCGTTAGGGTTTCGCATTAATGAATCTCCTCTATTATGCGTTGGGCCTTATGACAGGGCCGTTGCTCCAGTTTCAAGCACTGCCATCCATCCATCGTTCTGAACGAAAGGAGCACACCAGAATTTCCCGCCAATATAGCCGCGTTGGCCGAGTGGGTCCTGCTTGTCTTTTTTGCTGTGAGGTAGGTGGGTCAAGCTAAACCCGTCCAATCCGCGTAGAGCTACATCGCCCCATGCGTCCTCTGCGACGACGATCATAAAGTACACATCGACATTAGCAGAACCAGCCGATACAAGACCGGTAGTACCTACAGATGCTCCACCAGCCAGGACAGGTCCTAACTCGGGAGATGTGATGAATCGATACTCATCGCAGGAGCCTAGCTCCCTTGGATGCGCCTTCTTCATCTCGCCGTACTCAGCACACTTGATGAAACCCTCAAGCTCTCTGATGTCATGCGCCATGTCAGTGTCGCAGAACACAAGATAGCCGGACTCAACCGGTGCAGTGTTGTACTTATTAGAAGCCTGAAGGACCTCAGTGATCTGATCAGCACGATTGCCTTCCAGCGCTCGGGTGATCTTTCTCAGCTTCGCCAGGGAAACAGTCTCGTCAACTGTCGCTCTGGATGTACCACCCGCGTAGAACACGTTAGTACAAGCCTTGAGAACACCATAGATGATCTTTTCTTTCACAAGACCCATGCGCTGGCCTGCCTGCTTCTTCATAGGCGTAGGCACATCGTCCTCGTACAGATCGGCAGTCTTATCTGTGTAAGCATAGAGACAACTGTACTGATTCAGAGTCACAGTAATGTCTTGTGGAGTGAGAGTGTCCGCCACAGGCGTAACACCATCAGAGGTAAGGTGCGTGTTGGGGTCAACTACCCAGGCATTGATTGTTGTGCTATTGGTTGTAGCACCACCAAACGGCAGCCAACGTCTGAATACAACTGTATCCGACATATTCCTGCCAATCCTGTGTTGTCGTCCGGTAATACCGAGAACCATGCGAGGTACAGCATGTTTCAGTATCTCCCCCTTTGTTTTTGCGATACGCGGGGTATTCGTATCATAAGAGACTATTCCCATCGGTGACTCCAGTTATTCGATGAAATACAAAACATCGCCTATAAATAAGCGATTCCAGTTTTTCCATCAAAGGGCCTGGGCCGATTGGCGGTCGATCTCCTGGGGCCTTACGCGCCAGAATGGACTCTAATATGAGTCCCCATAAAATCCTTCGTCAAAGGCTTTCTCAGCCTCTCCAGCATTACTCTTCGCGGAGGAACGACCTTTCCCCTTCGTGGGTGAAATGTTCTCTTCCAAACGCTGTTGTCTGCTGGTTACTTCATTACCATCTTCCTCATTATCCGGTGGATTCTCGGCTTCTTCAAACTTATCCAGTATGGATATGGATGCTTCTGCGGAGTTAGTACCGTATAAAGTTCCCTTAGTTTCCGCCCATTGCGGATATTTTGCAAGCAAATTGGTGTAATATTCTTCTTTCCGGATACTGCCTGTGTTGACCAGTTGTTGATAAGCAGATCGTTCATCAAAGGTTGGACCTCCCTCAAATACCCAGTCCTTGAACTTATCAGAGGAGGCGGTCTCCCTCCAGGCAGGGTGCGCACGATTCAATTCAATGCGGATCTCCTGTTCTGCCTCACGCTGGTCCATGACCTGGTTCATGTTCGTCATAGTCTGGTGGGTATTCTCATCAATAATGTCGCCCACAACGTCAGCAATCTCTGTTAGGGCTGCATGTTGATCAGGCCAGTCACGTTCCAGAACCTTGTTCGCCTCCGCGTCCGTCAACGCAGAGCGCATGAGTTCCTTGGAAGGCTTACGCATGGCCTTGGGCTTGGCCGTATCGGCCGGATTAGCGTTCTCGTCCTGCAGTCTGAGTTTGTTTGCCCGTCCTGATGCCGACTTGGCTATGCCCTCGATCTCATTCATCCGATCCAGGAGCGCCTGCGGCACTGCGGCCAGAGGATCTTCCGGCTCGGGTTCCGGTTCCGGTTCCGGTTCCGGCTCCGGCTCCGGCTCTATCTCGCCATCCTCATCGTAAGTATCATTAGGGACCTCCATCTCCCCCTCCCCGTACCCATCATCAAAGGCAGCCTCGGCATTAGCCTGGACCTCCTCTTCCGTGGGTTCTACTTTCTTTTCTTCCTCTAGTGCCTGCTCAGACATCGTTCATTCCCCTCTGTTGGTGTAAGTTTCCGGACATTGCGTCAATTCTATCAACTGTTCCTGGATTAGTGGGCGGACGGATTGCCAGCATGAATTGCCGGATCTCTTTTACCTGCCCCCTAATCACCTGTGTCTCGTCATGGCTCATCTCTGGATTCACCAGCTTTGTCATCAGGAAGTCTGCCCGTCCATCGAAATAGGCTAGGATCTTTTCAATGCCTGGCGCGTTAAGTTCAAACTCTTGCAGTAGTGGTCCGTTCATGTGAGCAGATCCTGGGCCGGTGAGGGGAACATATATTTCTCGGGTGTCCCAACACCACTGGCCTCCAGATGGTTGTACATATCCACCCAGTTAGCGAGAGTGGCAGTGTATGTGATAGGCATATAGTGGTAGGTCTCTTCCCTCCAGATGTACCAGTCGTTCATCAGATGCTGGATTGTCTCCAGATCAGTGATAGAGCCTGGGGCCGGCAGGACTTCCCTGGTGTAGTTTTCGATGTTATAGATCTTGGCAGTCACGCTCGGGCCTCTTTCATCGCGGCCTCAACGACATCACGATGCAGGACCCTGAAATGCCAGCCAGGCACGTCCGAATCCTGGGCAACATCGCCAGAATCCAGCATGTGCGCAAGGACATTGGGATTTAATAGAAAAGATGGGTGCTCTTCCGGTAGGACAACTTCCCAGGAATCCTGGACGTGCGGCGTTTTTGAACGAAAGACGACCACCATCGCTGGAACAAGGTCCGCCGTTGGCGCTTTTTTCTCAACCTTCGCCTCCTGCAGGCCGGCCACTTGCTTATTAGCCCACTGCTGACACTTCTTCTTACCACAAGTAGTGTACCCCTGTACCGCTACAATGCTTTGTTCCATGTGTATTTTATTATCACATGCCTGGCAATACCACATAACCCCTCCTTACATAGGTGCGAAACGAGTCTAAGAAAGAGGGGTTTATCCCAGGCCCGTTCCGCGTTTTGCGCCCCGCAAAAGGCAGCAAACCGTTCAACTGTTTAGCTTTGCAATGCAATCCTGGAGTAATTTATCCAGCGGATCAAAGCCTTTTTGATCCTCTTGCGGTATTACAGTGCGCTGCCCATTTTCAAATACCAATGTGGGTTCTATCTTCTTCCGATAGTTCAACTCACGCTGGAAGGGGGACAGGAGGTCAACAGGTATTTCCTTGTCCGCATCGTCCAGACAGTCCTGTAGCTCGGCCTGCATATCTTCTAACGTGCGGTTCTCCCGCTTTGGTGGCGTTCCACCCTCTTTCATTGCGTGAATCCCTTGCCATTCTCTGCTCTGCCTGGTGGCTCGGCCTCTGACTTGAGAATCTCTGTGTTCTCATGCTCCCTGGTAACGGACATCTGCACACGCAGTTTCTGCATGGTCTCCGCCAGGCTGGCTTTTAACTTCTCTGCAGAGCGCATGGACTGGCCTTCCTGGCTCATCTCCTCCAGATAGATGTCAAACTCTTTGCTCATCTCATCCAGGCCCATCTTCAATGCGCGGTCCTTATCATTCTCTCCTGTCTGCCAGGCTTGCTCTGCGGCAAGGATCTGCTGCTCGGTCTGTGCTTTAAGCTGCGCGATAGCCTCTTTCGGATCTGGCTCGGGTTGCGACATCTGCCCAACAATCTGCTCCCATTCCTCGTCGTCGTACTGGACGCGCCTGATATCGAGTTTAGCGGCCTTGTACATCTCTTCCATCAGTTTCTTGGGATCGATGCCAAATAGCGGATTCAGGCTGCGATCGAACAGATCCATCATGCCCTGTGCCTGGATATCCCGCTCAACCAGTGAGGAAGAACCAATGGCGTGAACAGAGAAATCTCCTTTCTCGCTCGGGTCCTCACCGTAGATCAGCAGGTAACTGTAGTACCGGCCTAAATGTGGTTCTGTCACCATGTCATCGTAATTGCGCACGATTCGGCGCAGGACGGTAGATGAGTTGTTATTCTGCATCTGCATCCCGCCAACAGTCTGCGGCGTTCTCTGGTTGGTCTGGCCCTGCATAATGAGGGGGAGACCGGTAATATCTTCTGCAAATTTGAGGCCGAGATTAACAATCGCCTCCAGTTCGGGCTGCATCATTGGCGCCTCAATAAACTGCACAGCCTCCCGAACATCCATGCCAGGCTCATAACCAGGACCCGCAACATAGACTTTCCAGGGTTTGATCTCTGCCACGCCCTCGGCTGGCTGGATCAGGTAGTTGTTCATAAATAACATGGGGCCACCGGCAATACCGGCATTGTCCATCATGTGTCGGATAGCGCCGACAATCACTCTCTGGGCCGGACGTACCTGCCTGGCTACACCAATGCCCCATGGGACTCCTACTCGTCGCTGCCATACCATTAAGTCATAAGGGAAAGAATCGTCCTCCAGGTGCGTCAGGGCCGCTTTAAGGACCCTGTTATTAACCATAGTGACCAGCACATCAACGTGCTCATCATCTGTATGGGTAAATTCTTGCTTGCCGGACAGTAACTCAATGTTGTTCAGATCTTCCTTACGAATGGATCCGTACATATACCAGATCTCAAACATATTCTTGCGCGGATCGGATGCAGCCCGTAAACCAGGATGCGTTCCCTCCACCTTAAATTCCTTGGTCGCCTCCATCGGGCCTTCCGCAATACACTTGCGGATCTGGTCCTCGATGTAACCTGGCGCCCCAATCAGCTTGCGCAGTCCCCTGCGGGTAATGTCATCACGCTCAAAAGTAAAATCCCCATCATGGATAGACTCACCACAGGCCGGATCTGGATAGAAGTTCCGGTAATTAACGCGCCTGGACACAGGCTTGATCGACTTCCGGCGCACCAGCTTGCCCTCAAACCAGCCCAGCTTCTCCGCTTCTTCCGGAATAGGACCCTTGAGAATACCAGTGCCAACCTTGGCCGCGTCCTCAATAACCCGTCGATTGTGATAGTGATACTTGCTCTCGATATGCCAGTCCCAGATCTTCTGGGTCGCTCTCTTCGCGGCATCCTTGGCACGGGCCAGGGAGCTCTCGACCTCGACCATGACCTCCTTCATCTTCTCAAAGGCGCCACGCGGGTCATTGGGCCCATAGGCTTCCTTGATCGCGTCCTCAATCTCTTTTGAAAGTTTGCCTTCCGCGATATCAATGTATTCGGGTAGCGGCGTCGGCTCAAGCGCCCAGTTCCGATCATCAGTTGGTAGCAGCATATCGCCCACTCGGGCAGAAGAAGAGTCGACATAGGGCCTGGTAATGTTCATAAAGACAGTCGATCCGCGATCCCCGTCCTCGTCACTGGGTTCCTGCTGACCTAATGGCTTGCCGGTCCTGGCTTTCATCTCCTGCCGGTTAGCGTCATCAATGCCCTCGTAGTATTCCTCGTCCTCGTCCCACTCCTCATCGATGCCGATATTCGATCGGCCCTCAATAGCAATGGACCGATCACCGGCAATCAGCAGACCAAGACGATCAAGCTCATCCTGCTCACTGGGGACACCTTCTTCGTCATAATCTTCATAGGCTGTTTCAGCCATAATCCCTCCTAACCAAGTTAAAGCTGATTAACCCTGATAACGGGGCATCGATCAAGAACGCTTATCTTAGCGTCCAGTCTGATCACCTTTTCCGTTAAAGACTCCAGCAACTTGTTCGTCCTGGATGTCCCGAAATTAAAGTTGTCCGCGTGTTCGTGCTGATGCTTCAGTTCCGCCAGGCCCTGCAGCGCATCCCGCATTGCCCCTTTCGTCATCCCGACCTCCTTAATAAGCTCCCGCAGCATCTTAGCCTTTTCGGCTTCCTGGGCAGATAACTCCGCATTCATATCGGAGATCTGCTGACTCAATAGCACCAACGCCTTTGGGGCAGCTTTTGCCAGATCGCGCAGGATAATGACAAAGCCGCCGAATCCTATTGCGCCCAGGGCAAACGTGAACCATTCCATCTGTTCCGTATAGTCCATCCATCACTCCCCGAATAACTGCGCCCCCGAGTAAAGAAACAGACCCCAGGATGTGACTCCAAGAACATAGAGTCGCGCCCAGTGAACATTTCCATTCTCTGCCTTTTCGTACTTTGGTATGGGAGGCATTAGTCTAACCTGACAGTCAGAGACAGGGTAAAGACTTCTCCAGAAGCGGGAGTGTATGTGTTCTGCAGGACTGCCTGTCCATACAATGAAAAGGCCCCATCAACATTCGGGATCCGGATGTGCCGGTTAAGCTCCAGATCCTGGAACATATTAGTCCCGCCCCGAGTCCAGTTTCCCGTCAGAAACTGTAACCTGGCTACACAGAACAGCATCTCTGCATCCGTAATCGCTACAGTTGCATTGTCCGCGGTCTCCGTGGGCAGATCGGATGGGTTGTTAAACAACAGGATGTCTATCGACGGGGGGGTGGCTGAATACGCTGTGGTAAACAACGAGGCCCCGACAATCACTCCGCGCCTGGTGGCAATCTCATTGCCGCTGGTCAGAGTAAAGAAATCGTTGGTGGTTACTTCGGAGAGTGCATCTCCTGCTGCGTACTGGGTGGTATTGGCCGGTCGGGTTATCGCGTCACTTATCTGTATGACGCTCTCGACCTTCCGCGCTTTTATCGCTTTCATAGATAACTTCCTTCCGTATGAAAGGTATCCCCCCTTAGTTACCGTAGATTGTAGACGATACGAGCAGACAAAAAAAGAGCGACTATAAAGCCGCTCTCTCTTTCCGATATCGACGGACGTTTCGGTACGCCTCAAAGGGTCGTGGAGGAACCCTTCCGCCTTGGACTCGTATCATACCAACACCAGGCAACAGAAAGCCACCGTCTATCGGTACTGCGTCGTAAGTTTTATATGCGTATTTAATCTTCACAGTTTCCATCATCAGGCCCTCAAGGTAGGCTTGAGCGCATTGTAATGTGAAAACTAAGTGGATTCCACTTTATTCCACATTTTACCAGCCTAATCCACGATCTCGGACCGCAAATCCCTTGACCCGAACCGTTGGCGCCTCCATCTGGGAAGCCTGCATGGAAAATAACATCATCAAGCAGTCAAACAGGTTGGGCGACTGTACCCCACGTCCGCGCATGTGGATCTTGGACTCAACCTTGATCTTGCCGGATGGTGTCCACTCGCGCTGCGGCCTGGACAGTTCCGCTCGTAATTC